CCCGTGAAGGCCCGTTCCGTCCGATCGTAGTGGGCCACGTCCAGATCAAGGAACTCAGAGGGGCGGAAGCCAAGGTAGCACTGGCACAGGACATAGTCCGCGTTGGGGACGGTATCTTGGTTTGCCTCAAGCGCCTTTACCGCATGCAGCGGAAGGCCCTCCCGCTCCTCTCCGGACTCCCCGCCCACCCGGAGAAACTCCGCCATGTTGAGCCGGGCCAAGTGCCGGGGAATGGCGTATTTATACAGCAGGCCGCACAGCGCCTTCATATTCTGCTGGGTGCGCTTTCCCTTGGGGCAGTCGTCCATGCAGTCTTGCAGGTCATCTATGGTAATGGTGGCGATGTTCTGCGCCCACACGGGCTTGAAATAATTCATTGCCGCGCTGTAACACCCCATGGTAGAGGCCCCGGCCTGGTGGGTGGGCTGCCAGATATCGTACACCTGCTTGAAGCTGCGGTCCTTCACCGCGGGCTCCTTGGTTAGCAAAGGGAGATATTCCTGGGCCTCCCGCTTTGTCTTGAAGCCCGACTTGGTTCGGACAACTCGCTTGACCTTCCCGTCTCCGTCTATGTAGTATCCAGTGGTTTTGGCCGCAACCCAGACCTTGCCCCGCTTATACACACTTCCAGTCCCGTTGCCGCGGCTCTTCGTGTGTTTGGACAGGGTGACCTTTGCGCCGCACTGGGGGCAAAATTTGCAGTCGTCTGG